TGATTTGGGATAATTGAGACTCCAATTTTTAACTTGCAAGGAACAAAAAATGGGATATTATGGAATGGAAAAAGAGCCTAAAGGGGCTAAGTCATCAGATTCAACTGGTGAAAAGAAAATGGGACCGAAGTCTTTTGACAAGATGACTGGACCAAACAGCATGAAAGGCACAAAAGGCATGTCTGGAGAAAAGATGCCCAAAGGTGCTGATTCTGCTGACTCCACTGGTGAAATCAAAAGACCTCTAAATGGTGGCGTTGCTATGGGCAAGGCTGACAGCATTGGCTCTAGAGACATGAGCCACATGGGCAAGGTAGATGGCAGAACTGGTGAATTTAACACTGGCTCAAGAGAGTCTGAGTGCTATGTTCATGAAAGAACACCACATATCCAAGACACTATGTAAAAAGCGAAATACCCCAAAGATTCGTGGTCTAAGGGGTATTTCTAATCAACCCAAATAATAAGGATTTGAATTGACTGCTCAACATTGTAAGACTTGTAAGTATTTTTCCCAAGAGGGATTTAGAGACATGGGTGTTTGTAAAAGATACCCAGAGTCTCAAAATAAGAATGGCACAGATTGGTGTGGTGAACACAATCCTATATTGCCAAGCACAATCACATTGCCTAAAGTTAACTTAGAGCTGGGTGTTGTCATGAATCCAGCAATAACTGACCAAGCAGAAAAGAAAAAGCCTGGCAGACCAAAACTAAGTGGGAGGCAAATCCCATGAAACCCATAAAAGACAAGATTATTGTTAGACCTATTCCAAGAATACAGTCCACTTTATATGTCCAAACTGCTGAGGCAGATACAGTAGGACATGTAATAGCAGTTGGTGATGAGGCTGAGGCTGAAGGTCTAAAGGTAGGGGATAAGGTCTGGTTTGGGACTTTAGCCAAAGACTACAAGGACGAATATCTGAAATATCACAATTTTAAGGACGGGGATGAGAAATTCCTTGTCATGTCGTGGCAAGATGTCTGTTTCGTTGAGGAGGTCGAATGAGTTGGGAACGTATTGAAGAAGAAATAGAGCTTAATTCTGAAGTTAAATACGTAGAACAAATTATTCAATCTCAGGAAAAAATATTAAATTATTTAAAAGGCAAAAAGTATGAAATTGAAAAGCGCCTTAGACATATAGAGTACAGAAGATCAATTGATGAAAGATCAAAAAAAGTAAAAGTTGAAACTAGAGGAGAAATAGATGCCATTAATTAAATCAAAACTACAAAAAAATGTAGGTAAAAACATAGAAAAAGAGATTCAAGCTGGTAAACCACAAAAACAAGCTGTTGCGATTGCCTTGAATGTTAAACGTGAAGCAGAAAAGAAAGCCAAAAAGAAATGAGAGCCAGTCTAGCAGTCCATTTATTAATAGCACTTGGCTTTGATGAGCATTTGTTCATGAAATGGCAAGCAGGCAAAAACCCAAGTTATACCAAAAAAGGTACAGGCAGAAAACATAAACAAGGAAAACAAAATGATATTTGAACATGAAATCCAAGATGTAAACTTAATAATTACTAGCCTTGAGCACAAAATCAGGGATATGCAAATATTAGTTCAAAAATTAATGCACAAAGCTAATGAGCAAATGCCTGCTCCAGCTCAAGTTACTTCAGTAGTTGAAACACCAACAGATGCAAATCCAACAGTACAAAGTTGAAGACTTAATTCCTTACGTCAACAATTCAAGGAAACATTCAGACGAGCAAGTGGCCCAAATAGCTGCAAGCATTAAAGAGTTTGGGTGGACTAACCCGATATTGGTTGATGGGGAAAAAGGCATTATTGCTGGACATGGCCGTTTAATGGCTGCTCGAAAATTAAAAATGTCTGAAGTGCCGGTTATTGAACTTACACATTTGACAGAAACACAAAAAAAAGCATTAATTATTGCGGACAATAAATTAGCGTTAAATGCGGACTGGGATAATGAATTACTTACAATTGAATTAAATGAATTACTTGCTGATGGTTTTGCATTAGATATTCTTGGTTTTAATCAGTTTGATTTAGATCAAATTTTTATGTCTGAGGAAGAATTAAAAGAAGATAATCCATATACAACTAATATTAATACACCTAGTTATGAACCAGTTGGTGAAAAGCCTTCATTAGATGAACTTTATGATGATGAAAAGGCAATGGATTTAATAACTACAATTCAAGTTAGCAAATTAAGTAATAAAGAAAAGCAATTTTTAATGTCAGCAGCTTCTCGTCATATTGTATTTAATTACGAAAAAATAGCTAATTTTTATGCTCATTCATCTAAAGAATGTCAACAATTAATGGAAGATAGTGCATTAGTAATTATTGATTTTAATAAAGCTATTGAAAATGGTTTTGTTAAGTTAACAAATGAAATTAATGAAATGTTTGATATTGATGAAGATGAATAATGAATATACATTTGTTAGACATGGTCAAACTTTTTGGAATAAAAATGGAATTATGCATGGTCAATTTGATATTCCATTAAATTATACGGGAATCAAACAGGCAAAAGAAATTGCAAATGAGTTAAAGCATGAACATTTTGACTTGTGTTTATGTTCACCTTTAAAAAGAGCAAAATTAACGGCATATAGTATTTTGCAATATCATAGGAATACAAAGATTTTTTATGACAATAGATTAATGGAATTAAGTAAAGGATTACTAGAAGGGAAACATTTAAATAGTGAAAAACTACTAAAAACTGAAGATCAAAATCTTCTTAAAAAGTTTTGCATTGAAAGCAAAAAGCATTTTTATGCAAGAGTTAAAGAATTTATAGATGAAATAGAGAAAAAGTATAAAAATAAGAAAATTTTAATAGTTGCTCATAGTGGAACTATTAAAATGCTATTTTTCTCATTTAATTTTCCAAAAACACAATTACATAAAGCCTATTATGATCTTCATATTAAAAATTGTAAAGCATATAAATCAAACTCAATCAATTTAAAGGATGAAAAGATGAAGATTGGATTTTTCCCAATGGTCGCAGATATTTTACATTCTGGTCATGTACTATCTTTAGAAGAAGCTAAAAAGCATTGTGACTTTCTTATTGTAGGATTACATTGCAAACCAAATTATAAGAACCCTCAGCAGTCTATTTATGAGCGTTACATGCAACTTAGAGCTGTAAAATGGGTAGATGAAGTAATTCCTTATGAAAATATTGAAAAAGATGCAGATTTATTTGTTTCGCTTGATTATGATGTCTATTTTCTTGGGGAAGATCATAAAACTGATGATTGGGAACTTAAAGATAAAATTGAGCAACTGGAAAAAGAAATTGTTTATTTAAAACGTAAGCACAATTACAGTAGTAGCAAAATTAAAAATGAAAGTAAGTAAAAATTACTCAATTTTCATTCTGACTAATGGTCGGCCTGATAATGTTATTACCTACGCAACTTTACGAAAGTCAGGATATACTGGTCGTATTTTCTTGATCGTGGATGACGAAGATAAGACTAAAGCAGAATATAAAAAGAACTTTCCAGGTGAAGTTATAATTTTTAGTAAATCAGACTATGCTGGTAAGTTTGATATTATGGACAATTTTAGTGGAAATCGTGTTATTGTATTTGCTAGAAATGCTTGTTATGATATAGCTAGAAAATTAGGTTTAGACTATTTCTTTGAATACGAAGACGATTACACGCAGTTTCAATATAGATATGTAGATAAGGATTCATTAAAAGGGATACAAGTTAAAAATTTAGATCAAATTTTAGATGCAATTATTGATTGTTTAGATAAAACAAATGCTACGACCATCGCTTTTGCTCAAGGTGGGGATTTTATTGGTGGGGTTGGATCATTTAAAAACAATACTTTTAAACGTAAAGCAATGAATAGTTTTGTATTCAAAGTAAATGACGACCCTAAAAATGACACAATATTTATTGGAAGAATGAATGATGATGTAAATACCTATTTGACACAAGGCAAAATAGGCAAATTATTTTTTCAAATATCTAATATTTCATTAGTTCAATTAGCAACACAATCCAACTCGGGAGGTAATACAGAAGCCTATAAAGACTATGGAACTTATGTAAAATCCTTTTATAGCGTAATAGCTTCACCAAGTTGTTGCAAAATAGACCTAATGGGAAGAATTAATAAAAGGTTACATCATAAAATTAATTGGAATCATGCTGTACCTAAAATACTTGACCAAAAGTTTAAAAAGTAATAATATACAACTACATTTCCCCTCAATAAAATGATAGAACATATACCCACTGATGAGCAAAGAAGGTTAGTTGAATCAACTAGCGGATTAGGCTTGCCACATGAACAAATAGCCATTCTTGTAGGCATTGATGATAAAACCCTTAGAAAACATTACAGAATAGAGCTTGATACGGGTAAGGCTAAGGCAAATGGCCAAATAGCTAAAACATTATTTAACAAAGCCATATCTGGTGACACAACATCATTAATTTGGTGGACAAAAGCACAAATGAGATGGTCAGAAACTCTAAAGCAGGAGGTTACTGGGCATGATGGTGAAGCATTGCAAGGTTTCCAAATAGTGTTTAAAAATGTTGAATCTAGCTCAAGTTGAATTTCCTGTAAAACTAGAATGTCTGTTTAAAAAGAGCAGATATAAGGTTTTATGGGGAGGCAGGGGAGGAGCAAAGTCTTGGGGAATTGCTCGAGCTTTGCTTATCTTAGGCACAAAAAGCCCATTGCGCATATTATGTGCTCGAGAGTTTCAAACTTCAATCAAAGATTCAGTACACAAATTATTGAGTGACCAGGTGGTTGCGCTTGGTTTAACTGATTTTTACGAGGTAATTGACAGAACCATTAGGGGTAAAAACGGCACTGAGTTCAATTTTGTTGGGCTAAAAAACAATGTAGCAAACGTAAAATCATATGAAGGCATCGATATTTGTTGGGTGGAGGAAGCACAAACGGTAAGCTCTAGGTCTTGGGATGTGCTTGTGCCAACTATTCGCAAGGAAGGCTCAGAAATATGGATTAGTTTTAATCCTGAATTGGAATCGGATGCAACCTACCAGCGTTTTATATTGCATAAGCCTGAAAATGCTTTAATACAAAAGATTAATTGGTCAGATAATCCTTGGTTTCCTGAGACGCTAAACATGGAGCGTTTGACGTTAAAAAGTCGTGACCCAGAGGCATACAACACAGTTTGGGAAGGACTTTGCAGGCAGACTGTGGATGGAGCTGTATTTGCCAG